TTTGTGCTTGGATTTATATTTACGATACCAAACTTTCTAGCTGTATCGCTACAACTTAATTTATTTTTCTTCATCCATTCTGATAGTTTCATTGTTTCCTTTTTGTTGTGATTTGTATAACCAATAAGGTATTGTTATCCACAAGTCAATATTTATATAGACATAGTGGAAAACTATGTATACAAACAATTAAAACAACTATGAAATCAAAAGAAATAGATAAAGCATTTTCAATATTTAATGATGGTAAAGGATTAGATCATTGGTCTTATTCATCTACCTCTACACCCTTTGCTAAAAATTTAATTAACTATACTTTCTCTCAAGATGTGAGAAGAACATTTGCATTTAGATACAAAGCTAATTTTGGAAATTTAGTCAACAATACTGTCCAAAGATTAATAGGAAATAAAATTTGGAAAGAAGAAAATAAAGCTATTAAAGATTGGGATAAAGATTACAAAGTGTCGTTTGAAAAGGAACTAACATACATAAATCAAAAACCACCCGTAGATGACAAAGATGCTTACGCAAAAGAAAAGATGATAGACTTTGCTCACGATTGTATTGGAGTGACTAAAAAGGTGGTGCAAGATATTACCGGTAAGAAAGATTTAGAATGTGAGCGTCATGTAAGAAAAAAAGAAATGACAATGATTAAAGATATTTTAGGTAAGATAGATTATGAAACGGATGATTGTATAATTGAATTAAAGACGAAGCCACCTAATATTAGAAAAATTAAGAACAAAGAAGAATGGTCTATGAGTAGTCAAGCATTACCCATTGAGCCAACAATAGAAAATTTAACTCAAACTGCTTTTTATTATATGTGTGCAAAGAAGAAACCTTTTTTGGTTTACACCAATGATAAAGAACATATTATCTTTGACGACAAACACGAGTTAATGCGTACCGACCATTTAGAGTTTTTATATTTTAAAATGGTAGAGAAGATTTTATTGTGGGAGAGAATGATTATGTTCTGTAAGGGTAATCTGTCTGAACTTGCATTAATGTGCGAACCACCAGACTTAAATCATTATTTTTATTATAAAGATTTAGCCACAGAACAGACACAATTAATTAGTAAACTTTGGGGAATTAATAATAACAACTAACAGAAAGGAACTATGTCTTGGCTAGTATATAAAACAAAAGTTGTTGCAACATACACTTTTATTTACGCACAAAAGCTATGGGGTCTATTACCCGGCTAAAAATAAAAAATAACAAAAGGAAACAATGAAGAAAAATATATATCAAAAACTACACTCAGCTTGTTTACAAGCGGGTGCAGTAAAGAAAGCAGATAAGGTAAAAGGGATGCATTTTAATCCCTTATTACATGATGCAGTACAAGAGGTTGCTACACAATCATTGTTAGATAATAACTTGTACGTAACTTGTAATTATCTAACAGAAGTTATGGATAAGGCAGATGCAATCATGGTGGTGTGTACAATGAAAGTACATGACATTGACGACCCAACTAGTTTTGTAATAGTTGATGGTTGTTCAGCGATGGGAGCAATGGATAAGTTTGGTACAGGTAATGCCATGTCTTATTCCAGAAAGTATGCTTTCTTAAATCTGTTAAATTTAAAGACAGGTATAAAAGATGAGGATGGTTATCAACCTAAATCATTTAATAAAATTTCTAAGGAGCAATCCAAAGAAACAAGTCCAGTTTATCTTGATGATAATGTGGATGCCGAAGAGATAAAGGAGTATATTCAGTTAGCTAAAAACTCTAAACAGTTTTACAGCATAGCTGATAGATATAAAAATCAACTTCAATATCTTATGAAAAACAATTCCAAAGCATACAAGCAAATCAAAAAGATTGCTGATGCCAAAGAATTGCAATTAAATAATAACGTGCAACAATAAAGTTGCAGATAACAAAAGGAAAAAATGGAAGAAGCAATATGGGTTAATGTAATACCCAACGATAAAAAGACAGAAGAGAAGCACCCTGATTGGGTAGCACCTAGAAATCCTAAATCTCCAGAAGGTAAAAACTGGACAATAGGAGTTAAAGTAGGTGGTTCTTGGTATAGTCAAGCAGGTTGGAACACTAAAGACGAAAGTGGTCAACCAACGGGTGGTATTACAATTAAACTCACACCTAATGCAGCAAGTGGTACAAGTGGTGGTGGCGGACAATCGTTCACACCACAAAAAACATTTGCTAAAAAACCAGCATTTGGTACAAATAATCAATCAAGGTTCTAAAAAACTTTGACATCTTTGTGGCGGGTTTTAGTCATTACCCTTGACTTTTTTATTAGTTGTTTTCCCCGCCACGAAGTCCCTCGTTATTATGAATAGAAATAAATTACAGAAACAAATTGGTGGTTCACACTACAAAGATAATTTTAAAATCCAACCTATAGAATACATACAAGCTAATCGTATGCAATTTGCTGAAGGATGTGTTATTAAATATGTGTCGAGACATTCGTTTAAAAATGGCAAAGAGGATATACTAAAAGCAATACAAAACCTAGAGTTTATATTAGAAAGAGATTACAATGATTGACAAAAAGGAAAAATCTTATATAAGAACAAGATATGGAGACGCAAACTTTAAATATGTAGAAAGTTTTGATTCCGTAGAGAAAGCTGCCGACCCTTCAAATGAAGGTAAGTTAGTAGAAGTAGTGGTCAACGAAATTAAATGGGATCACACAAAAGTGAAGGAGCATGATGGAAGACATCAAAGTGCGACTACAGAAGCTGATGGACAAACAGCAAAAGAAAAGTGAGTTGTATGTTCAAACAGTACAGAAAGCTAATAAATTAAAAGCTGAAAGTTACAGTTTATATTTAGAAGTTTCGAAATGTAGAGAGCAGTTAATGACACACAGATAGTCATTAATTAAAGATTTATAAAAACAACAATAAGTTGTGCAAACAACAGAAGGGTACTTTACGCAAATGAAAACTATCACACAATTAAAACAAGCTATGAAAGCTCCTATGAATAGGGAACTAACAGAGAGAGAACTGATTATTTATAAGACAGGATTTAAAAATGGTTTCCGTATGTCTTTGCAACAAAACAAAGCAAAGATAGAAGGCGAACTATTTAAATTAAAATTAAAACAAGAACACATAGAAAGTAAAAAAGATAAATTACCTACTGAAAGAAAAGCAATACCTCTCAATGTATTTAATGCAGTAGTTAATAAAATATGTGTGAGATATGAAATGCCAAGAGATGAGTTGCTTGGTGTTAGAAGGTATGAGCATTTAGTTAGAGCAAGAACGATTATGATTAATTTAATGCTTGAAGTTTATGGTGTATCTTTATCTGAATTAGGAAGATTATTAAACATAGATCACTCTACTGTTATTCATCATCGTAGATTAAAATATATGGGTCAAAGATTTTGGTCTAAAGACAAAACAATACACGAAGAATTTAAAGAGTTAAGAGACGAATTAAATAATTAAGTTCTTTATAATATTGCTAAAACAATAATGATAACAGCAACTACTGCACACGTTGTTTTATGTTCTTTAACTATATGTGGTATATGTTCGTTAAGTTTCATGATTAGCTTCTACCTTTTTTTTTATTTTTAGATTTCATTATCTTTGCTTGTAAGTTTTTAGGTAAAGTCTTTTGTTTAGCTGTAAGTTTACCTTTTGATTTCTTGCCGTACATTGTTATCTCCTCTGTTTAAGTATTTATCGAAACAACTTAGTCCATTATTATAATGATGACAAAAATGTTTCTTCTCTGCATTTATAATCCATCCACCTTCATTGCTCAAGAGTTCTCTTTCACATATTGTACATTTTCCACATACTAAAGTTAGATTGCTACGAGACCAGGTTTTTTTTCTTACCATTTTTTGCATGACCAATAACGAGCTGTAAATTTATCTGTTGCAGTTTTACAGTTGTGTCTAGCTCTGAAGCTCTTTCTAGCTGCAGGATTAGACTTTCTTATTTTCATATTAGCATCTCCATATCTAATAATCTTTTCTTTACCATCCTTACAAGCCTTAACAACAAACTTCTTACCACCTTGAACTTGTCGTTTAGGTGCATTGCATTTCATTTTTGCTTTATTTATCGCCATGATGATATTTTATACTCTTTAAAATAATTTACAACTTTCCATTTATCTTTCTTTTTAAAGTTTCCACGTTTAGCATAATCTGTGGCTTCTTTTTCTGTGTCCCATATCTCATTGGTGAACAACTCCCACTTATCATTACGCATCCATAAGATACAATACACTATTCAGATATTCCCATGAGCCATAGCATCAGAAAGACATAGCAAATGATTTCCATTATTCTAAGATCAATGATTTGAAAGATTTAGATCCATCAATATTTGTTTCAAGTTCTGCTTTAGATTTAATACATTTATAATCTATATTATCTTTGACTTGTCTCATGGCTTCACGTTTATGTTTAAGACATACAGACATAGACTCTTGTATTCTGTGTTCTTTAATATCTGGTCCTATAAACATAAGAAGTGCTACAATCTCTGCTATCATTAGTGTCCGTTTCCATTCTTTCTAACTTTATCTTTTAATAACTCAATATCTAATAATGCTTTTTCTAATTGTTTTTGTGTAAATTCAATATTAACTTTATTAGTCATATTTTGTTCTTGTGTTTTTTGTAGTTTTTCTACATCAGAAAATAAACTTTCCACCAACATAAATAATTCTTGATCAACTGGTTTTTGTTCACTTTTTTTAAGTAAGTCTGCTTGAAATAATTCTCTTGATGTTTCTAAAGATGTAAG